GCCCCATTTCTGGGGCTCTCGAGCGTAACTGCTTGCAATTCTGCACCCATTTTGAAGGATACCTAATGACTAGGGACAGGTCGAAGACTGAGTATAAAATGCCTACTGGGTTTTCCCAGATTCGCATTAATGGTGTTACCAGCCTAGCTGATAACACCGGATCGTCATCCTATTTTAATAGGATTGTCGATTCCACTCATTCATCGCCCGGTGATCATGTTCTCTGGTTAGAGAAGCATGATCGCTCTGGGGTTCCACTCGCCAACGGTTCTAATGGCGATTATACGAACCCCGATCCAAATATCCCTTATGCGCTCTACAGTAATAAAGTTGTAGGTCGTTTTGGGGGAGATGTTGGATATGCTGGTTTCCCTGGTTGGCCACATGATCATTATCAAGGAGGAGTAGCAACGCTATTGGCTAAGACGAATCCGTCTCGGCCTAATATCGTCCCACTCTCTCTATGGCAAGATCTGTGGACCCTACCGCGATTAATCAGAGAGTTAGGGAATCTTATCCGGACTGGCAAGAGAGTTATTGGTCACAAATCTGTGGCTAATAATGCCCTCGCTGCCAAATTCGGTTGGATCCCCCTTCTCCGCGATGTCACGGATCTGCTAAAGGTTCTTGATGATATATCTCGTCGTAATGACGAGATCAAGAAACTTTATTCCGCAGAAGGGCTTAGGCGTCGCCTGAAGCAGCATGATGTGAACGCGAATTCCGAAGACTATCCTTTGATAGAATCCGGATTCCTAGGTGGAGACTTTCTTCAAGTTCTTGAAGTTAGAAAATCCACTACTAGTCCTTGGCAAGTTGTGGTATGGAAACCCAACAATCCCATGGACGTTCCTGATGCTGGAGATATGTTTCGCATGGCAAGAAATGCGGTCCTCGGCCTTACGGCCTCTGGAACGTATTCTGGTGCGTGGGATTTAATCCCATGGACCTTCTTGCTGGATTGGGTTACGAACGTACAAGACTATGTGCTTGCGCATGGTAATACCGTTCCTGCTCAACCGGTAGGCTCCTGTTGGTTTATGGAGCATACTCAGGTAACATATTTTTACTCGGACTACCATAAGCCTTCTTGGCTTACGGTTGGTTCGGGTCAGACGACGAATGACTGGAAGGTAAGAATTTCCCTTCCTGCCACTCCTTCAATCAACGCGTATCTTCCGTATATAACGGGAGATAGACTGTCCACTTTGGCACTGTTGGCAGTTCAGCGAATTCGCTTATAGCCAACAACCAAAGTAAGGAAGTAACAATGCTTGGAACTACACTAACAATCACTCTTGACGGTTCCGGTGGAACCGCGAAAGTGCTGCCACTCATTAACCAGGATGGGTTCTCGTCAGAATATTTTCTTGACGATACTACCGTGACTTACCGAGCGAAAGTTCGGCATAGTCGCGATAATGTCAAAGCTGGTACTCAATCGTTTGAAAGGCACGTAGTGACTTTCTCGCGTTTTGTGAAACCAGGTACGACATACCCTGATGGTTCTCTGTCTGAAATTTCAATGACGATCAGAAATGATCCAAATTGTGTTCAGAGCGACATCATTGATGTCTCCGAAGCTCTCAGCTTTTACATGGTAAAAGCTGGTGGCATCGCAGCGAAGCTCCTCGGTTGGGAATCTTGATCCCCTTCCGCTGAGCGGTGGCCCTAACTCTCGTTAGGCGTTGGGTAGCTCCAGGCCCTTAGATCGCTTTCATAGGAGAAGTCCCATGATTACGAGTAAGAGCTATTGTAGTTACTTTCTAGGACTATACGAGGCTATGTTTGTTGACATAGCCGAATATGATCCGGATCTTCGCACTGATTGTGAGCGCGATCACAAGCGTTTGCTCTCAGCTGTGGATAACCATGGGGTATCATTTTTGTGTGATACTCTGGTTTCATTTGCTAAGCACTTTGATACGTGTTTAGCGAATGGGCGTCTAACTCCTTCTGGTTTGGTCCATTTTGGTCCATACAAGAGGAGCGTCGCAGTCCCAAAACTATTTAAGGGATTGCTTCTACGCGTTTTCCACAGTGACGGAGAGTTGAGGTCGTTTCCTGAGATCCGATGTATTCAATTCATTCGTCAGCTCAGCAAGCTGGCGAAGTCGTTGCTTATATCGTGTCCTGATTCAAGGATATATGAAAATGTCCAAGAATTCGTTGGAACCGACTCCGGGGTCAGGTCACCCACTCTTAATTGGGATGATCCTGATCCTATGTTTGATGGCTATCTTGATCTTCAGTTTGGAGATCATGTACTATCAGACATACCTATTGACTGCCAATCCGGCAGCCAAAGTGGCGGAACTTCCAAAGACCGAGGTATCTTTGACGCAGTCCAACGGACTGCGGACATCTTTACCTCGTTCCTCGGTTGCTTCCAAGCAACCGAATGGAAGCCTCGACATGGACCCGGTGCCGTAGCTGACCAATCTAGGGATTTGTATAAGTACAATTTCCCTTCCTGGTCTAGCAGGCTAGAAGCCGCCTTCCCTTTTGCAGATTTTGCTTATGCAAATTATGCGAATTGGTCGGACGACTGCTTACATGAGAGTAGTTCTTTACCTCTTGAGGTAGAGAGCTCATCAAAGTTGATAGCTGTACCAAAGACGTACAGGGCCCCACGGCTTATTGCCAGTGAACCCGTTGCACATCAATGGTGTCAACAGATCATCCGCGATTTTCTCATGTCTCGTGTGAAAGATACTCCCTTTGCTACCTCTATCCGTTTTTCGGATCAGGGATGGAACGGGAGCCTTGCACTTGAGGCCTCTCATACTGGATCGCACGCGACTATTGATTTGTCGAGTGCGTCTGACAGGATTTCCTGTTGGATGGTTGAACGTCTTTTTAGACGTAATCCTTCCTTGGTATTTGCTCTACAATCATGTAGAACTAGATACCTTACTCAGGATCTTTGTCAAAAACAACCGAAGCTTCTGAAGCTTAGGAAGTTTTCCACTATGGGTTCGGCAGTTACCTTTCCTGTGCAGACGATATTATTTACGGTGATCTCTGTTGGCTGTGTTCTTTTCGAACGCGGTCTACCAGTTACCATTCGTAATATAAGAAAGGTCTCACGGGAGGTCCGAGTCTTTGGGGACGATATGATCGTCCCTACTGACTCTTCGGATCGTATTATGGAACAATTGGAGATCTTCGGTTTGAAGATCAACCACCAAAAGACTTTCAAAACTGGAAAGTTTCGTGAGTCCTGCGGTGTAGACGCCTATGATGGTCACTTAGTGACCACCGTAAACGTTAACCATGTTCCATCGTGGTCCAAGCCTGAATCAGTCATCTCGTCTGTTGACAGCCATAATAACCTTTTCTTACAAGGCTTATGGAATTCTGCCAACTACGTGAAGACGACAGTCTCGTCATGGAAGAGATTCATCTTCCCTGATGTCGAGTGTGGTTCAGGCGCAATCGGCTGGTATACCTACGATGTGATTGACAACCACTTGTTGAAAAGCAGGTGGAATGCCGGTCTACAACGTCGGGAGTATTCTGTCACTAGGCCCATAGGGACTAGACGCAGAAGAACAGTCGACTGCAACTCTGCCCTCCTCCAGTATTTCGTGGAGGCCGCCGGTCAACGTGAGATTCACGGTGATCGTATCGGAAGTTTAGAGCAGAGATGTCCTCTGAAGTTAAGGAGGACATGGGACC